TGGAAGAATTGCCAACAGATTATACTGCTGGTGTAGACTTCCGTCTTAACAAAACATCAAAAGGTGGGTACGCTGACTACTCAACATCTAACTGGGCACGTAGAGATCGTCCATTAGGTGATGCAGAAATGAATGCCGTAAACACACATGGTTTATTCAATCTTAGTGACTTCCTTCCTAAGAAGCCAGATGAAATGGGTGTTAAGGTAATGCAAGAGATGTTTGAAGCATCTGTTGACGGACAACCATATGATGCAGATCGTTGGTCACAATACTTCCGTCCATCAGGTATGGCGGCTAGAACTGGTGATCCAAATGTAGCACCAAGTCCTAATGCAACGGCAGTAAGTCAAAGTGCTCCAGCAGAAACTGCTCCAGCACCACAAGCAAATCCTGCTCCAGTAGCAGAAACTGCTCCTGCAACACCAGCGGCAGATACACCTGCTGAAGGTAATGCAAGTGACATTTTGGCAATGATTCGTTCAAGGCAGAATCAATAATAAAATTAATGTAGGGGAGCAATCCCCTACTTGGCTTAACAAGGAGTAACTATGGCTAAATCATTTGACGTTAGTAAGTTCCGAAAGGACTTAACTAAAAGCATCTCAGGCATGAGTGCTGGCTTTAATGATCCTACAGATTGGATTAGTACAGGCTCATATGCACTAAACTATCTAGTATCAGGAGACTTTCACAAAGGTGTTCCACTAGGTAAGGTAACAGTGTTTGCAGGTGAATCAGGCGCAGGTAAGTCTTACTTTTGCTCTGGTAACATTGTAAAACACGCTCAAGATCAAGGTATCTTTGTTGTATTAATTGACTCAGAGAATGCTCTTGATGAAAGTTGGTTACAAGCATTAGACGTTGACACAAGTGAAGATAAACTTCTTAAACTTAATATGTCAATGATTGATGATGTAGCAAAAACTATTTCAACATTTATGGATGACTACAAAGCAATGGACGAAGCAGATCGTCCTAAGGTATTGTTTGTAGTTGATTCGTTAGGTATGTTATTAACACCAACTGATATCGATCAGTTTAACAAAGGTGATATGAAAGGTGATATGGGTCGTAAGCCTAAGCAGTTGACCGCACTTGTTCGTAACACAGTTAACATGATTGGATCACATAATGTAGGCTTAGTATGTACTAACCACACATATGCATCGCAAGACATGTTTGACCCAGATGACAAAATTAGTGGCGGTCAAGGTTTTATCTATGCATCAAGTATAGTTGTTGCAATGAAAAAACTTAAACTAAAAGAAGACGAAGCCGGCAACAAGATAAGCGAAGTACGTGGTATTAGAGCAGGTTGTAAAGTAATGAAAACTCGTTACAGTAAACCATTCGAAGGCGTACAAGTAAAGATTCCATATGAAACAGGTATGAATCCTTACAGTGGTCTTGTTGAATTATTTGAGAAAAAAGGCTTGTTAGAAAAACAAGGCAATAGACTCAAGTATGTTGATTTGAAAGGTGAAGAACATATCGACTATCGTAAAGCATGGGTAGGCGAAAAACTTGATTTGATTATGTCGGAATATGCTGAAAAAACAGCACCTGTGGTAAATACCGAAGAAGAAGATGCGGTACTAGCAGAAACTGAAAATCAAATTGAGGAACTTTCTACACATGAATGAAGAACAAATACAGGAATTCTGGACGTTATTTAAGGAATATCTAGATAAAAAACACATTGAAACTGCGGCAGAACGTTATGTTGATCTGTTAGCAGATATGGGAACAGAAGATAATACATTTACAGAAGCAATGGGATCTTGTGAAATACTCGACAATGCAATTAGATATTACTTAGACGATGAAGAAGAAGTGTATGATGATGAAGATGGCTTTAATTGGGATGAATAATGTGGTATAGCGAAGTATCTAGAAACATAAACAGGATACCAGATGCAGTTGCTTACTTTGAATCAGAATTAAATGATGCAAAGAATGAAGTAAAACTTAAAGGTAATGTTGAACGTGCTTCTAGTGCTATGCCTGGCATTGTTGAACATAGGTTTAATCAACTTCAAGAAATTGAAGCCATTTTAAATTATTTGAATATCGAACTACGTAGATTGCGTAGTTCGTACTTCAAGAAATATCTTGAAAATTACCAACGTGCTTTGTCAAGCAGAGATGTTGAAAAATATGTTGACGGCGAAGCAGACGTTGTTGACTATGAAAAAATTATTAACGAATTCGCCCTACTACGCAACAAGTGGTTAGGAGTCTTAAAAGGGCTCGACCAAAAGCAATGGCAGATAACTAATATTGTAAAGTTAAGAGTTGCTGGTATGGAGGACGCTACAGTTTAATGTATACATTTGTTACTAGCCTAAATAAGGCATATTGGAATAGCACTTCCAAAATTAATATTAATAGTTGGGTTGAATGTTTACCAGAAGATGTAAACATTGTAATTTATAGTGAAGAAGAAATAGACATAGGTATTTTTCCTGAACCTCGTGTTTCATTAAAACCATTATATGACTGTAAGCCGTTATTAGAGTTTATAAACAAACACAAAGATGATCCACACTACAACGGGCAAATTGGTCGTAAGTTAGAAGGCAGTAGTAAATCATTCAAATGGAAGGGTATAAAATTTGCACATAAAACATTTGCAATTTTTGAAGAAGCCAAACATTTAAATAAAGGAAAACTTTTTTGGTTAGATGCAGATGTATTAATGCATAACAAGATTGATCACGAGTATTTAGATTATCTATTACCTAATACAAAAGCAATATCATACTTAGGACGTCCGAAAGAATATGATGAATGTGGCCTTATGGGATATAACTTAGACAATACTTTTGCAAAAGACTTTTTAAAAAGATATGAAAATGAATACACTGGTGGCTTAGAACATCTTAGAGAAACACACGACAGTTGGATATTCTTTCAATTACGACTAGGTTATGAAGATCAAACACCTTTCTTAAATTTAAATCCTACACCTAAAGACAATAAAAGTCCATTTAATAACAGTGGCATCAATAGCCATATGGTCCATACAAAAGGCAAAAGCAAAGAAAGATTACAACAAAAATTTCTTAAACGTTTTGCATTACAAAAGGCAAGAGAACAACGAGAATTAGTTAATGGAACTTGAAGCACATCTAGGTGGACACGGAGGTAAAACACACACCGACGAAGGCACATTGCGTTGGGCAATCAATGCATTAGGAATACAATCAATGCTTGATATAGGTTGCGGTACTGGTGGCATGGTTGAACTTGCAAACAATTTGGGTGTACATGCTCATGGCTTAGATGGTGACTACACATTAAAAAGATACGACGATACAAAATTTACTATACATGATTTTACAAATGGTCCTGCGCCAATTTCTGATAATTTTGATCTTGCATGGAGTGTAGAATTTGTTGAACATGTATATGAAAAATACATTCCCAATTACGTTGCGGCAATGCAAAAATGCAAATTTTTAATTATGACATATGCACCAGTTGGACATGGCGGTCATCATCATGTAAATGAAAACACACAGGAATACTGGATAGATACTATGTCTCAATACGGATTTAAATATTTTAAAGATGCTACAAATCAAATGCGTAATCATAGTACAATGGGGTCAACAAATAAAGAAAGAAAGAAATTTGGATTTCTAAAAAAAACAGGATTGCTTTTTAAAAATGCACGTAGTAGCAATTAAAGAATTATTATGGAGTTGGCATCCACTACCTAGGACTTGGAAAATTGTTCCGTATGCTGACAAAGATTCTATCCAAAATGCAGATGTACTTGTACAATCAAATCAATCTGGAAGTAAAAAAGAACGCAAACTTGGCCATATATATAACTTTGTAAAAGATAGTGGCAAGCCTTTTATTGTAACAGAAAGTGCAGTCTTTAGAAAAAACATGGCAGATCCTGATCCGGGTAAGCCTGGCAAGACATATCATCGATTCAGTTGGACAAGTTATTTTAGAGACGAAGGTGATTACTGCAATGAAAATAGTCCTAGTGACAGATGGGAACAAGTTAAGAAAGATCAAAACTTAGTTGTGAAAGATTGGCGTACTAAGGGAGACTATGTATTAGTATTGTTACAACGTCCGGGCGATAGTAGTTTAGTTAATCTAATAAAAAAACACGGAAGTTATGAAGGCTTTGTAACTCACACATTGAATGAAATCAAACAAAATACAGATAGGCCTATTAAGGTGCGTATGCATCCATCACGTATAGATAGACAAAGAGCAATATTACAAAACTATGATGTACAAGTAAGTGAAAACCTACAAGGTGCAGGACTACTATCAGGCGGCGCAGGTCTACAAGCAGACTTTGACAATGCTTGGTGTGTTGTAGGATTTAATAGTAATGGACTAACAGAAAGTGCAATGGAAGGCATTCCTACATTTAGTATGTGTCCAAGTTGTATGGCTTATGATGTGTCAAACAAAAGTTTAAAATTAATTGAACAACCTATAATGTATGAAAGACAACAATGGTTAAATAATTTAGCATACTGCCAATGGCGAGAAGATGAATGCATTGCAGGATTGCCATGGGAACATTTGAGGAAGAAATATGCCTAAAAATAAATTTGCAAATATGACTATACATCCTAATAGTGCTAAACTTAGTGCTGGTAATTTTAAAGTTGAGAGAAGTGCATGGCACAAAGGTAATTTAAATTATTTTCCTGCAAAAAAAGAACAGTTTGCAGACCTTAACACATTGGCAAAAGAATTTGTATTCAAAGGTTTTGGTCCTGATTCACCTATATTTGGTGATGGAGATAAAGTTGTAACTATGGGCAGTTGCTTTGCAGATAGATTACGTGCATGGTTAAATGCAAACGGGAAAGGCACAACTTATATTAATGTACCTGAAGGATTGAATAATAGTTTTGCTGTTAGACAATATTTAGAATGGGCATTAACTGGAGATAGAAGCACAGATGCTTACTGGTATGATAATGATAAAACATTAGGTGCATTTCAATGGCAACCTGATCAAGAACAACAAAAACTTTTACAACATTTCAAAGAAGTAAGTGCAGTAGTTGTTACATTTGGTTTAGGCGAAGTTTGGAAAGACGTAGAAACAAATAATGTATTTTGGAGAGGTGTACCAGCAAAATTTTATGATCCATCAAAACATAAATGTGTAACATCAACTGTACAAGAAAATGTTGATAATATGAAACGTATTGTTGATCTAATACAAACACATGCAGGTGCAGATACCGCAGTAATTTTTACTTTAAGTCCTGTGCCTCTTAATGCAACATTTACAAACCGTCCTACTATAGTAAGTGATTGTGTAAGTAAAAGTATATTACGTGTAAGTTTAGATGAATTTTTTAGAACTGATAATCATAAACACATTTACTATTGGCCTAGTTTTGAAATGGTGCGTTGGGTAGGCGCACATACAGATATGCCTACACTTTTTGAAGATGACACAACACGCCACGTTAATAATGATATTGTAAAAATTATTATTGAAAATTTTGTGTCTAAATTTTTTAAGTAAACAAACTATCTATATAACTTTGTTCAATTTTTTTATTTTCTTTAAAATATAAATTTATAATATTATATAAATTATCTGACTCTTTAAACTTGGTTGCAACGTCATGAGCACCGTATGTTACTAACTTATTAATGTTACTATTATTAGGAATAAGATCCATATGTTTAGTTTCATAACCTTTATGACCAAATATAAACGAATAATCTGTCCAAGGCACAAACTTCAAATGAGGATGTTTGTATTTCTTAATATTTTTTGTATATCTATGCCAACGTTTTTCCCAAGGCACTATTGTAGGATCAACACTATATTGAGGCGCAAATCCTAAAACTTTTTTTACATTATAAAACAAACTGAATATTGTAGCATTGTAAGCACCCATACTATTGCCTATCGTATAGACATTTTCTGTCTTTATATGCTTAATAATTTCTGCAGGATCAATATTGTTAAACCAACTTACTGTAGGATCTAATACCCAAATAACATTGTATCCGTTATTTTTTAGATTGTAAAATTCTAAATTAGTACCTTGTAATGTATTACCTGCACCACTAAAACTTATTACTGTATGTTTGCTTCCTGTGTATAAACTTTTAATTTGTGCCATAATATTATTTATTGATAATATACGTACATAAATATCTACATGAAAACCATTGTACTAGTAACAGGGGGATTTGACCCTTTACATCCAGGACACATTGAATATTTTAAAGCCGCAAAAAAATTAGGTGACGAACTTCATGTTGGTTTGAATTCAGATGAATGGCTTACTCGTAAAAAAGGAAGGCCTTTTATGAAATTTGATGATAGGATATCTATTATAGAAGCACTAAGTATAGTAGACAAAGTTATTAGTTTTGACGATAAAGATGATAGTGCATGTGGTGCTATATACAAAACAATGGCAACTCATGGACGTTGTAAAATTATTTTTGCTAATGGCGGCGATAGGTCTAATACTACAACACCAGAATACAAAATATATCATGACATGAATGGTGTAGAGTTTGCATTCGGAGTCGGTGGTGATAACAAAATGAATTCAAGTAGTTGGATACTTGACGAATGGAAGACACAAAAAACAGAACGCCAATGGGGTTATTGGAGAGTATTAGATCACAAACCAGAGAAGGGATATAAAGTAAAAGAATTAGTAATATATCCTGGCAAAAGTTTAAGTGATCAAAAACATTTCAAACGTTCAGAACAATGGATTCTGTTAGAAGGTAAAGTTAGTATGACAACAGAATACAATAATGTTTTGGAAACAAGAGAACTTATACCTCACAGTATGCCATATGAAATTGATAAAGAAGTTTGGCATAAACCATCCAACCCAGGAACTGAAAATGCACACATACTAGAAATACAATGGGGTAGTGAATGCATTGAAGAAGATATAGAAAGAAGAGATAAATGAAAGTATTTGTAGGTTACGACACTAGAGAAGACATAGCATACCAAGTATGTAAACATAGTATTTTAAACAAGCAACCAGACGCAGATGTGCGTCCTTTGAAACAACAAGAACTAAGAGAAGCAGGTTGGTACACTCGTGCAATAGATAAACTTGCATCTACAGAATTTACATTTACACGTTTTCTTATTCCTGAATTAACAAACTTCAAAGGTTGGGCATTGTTTATGGATTGTGATATGATACTTACAACAGATATCAAAGAACTTTTCGATCAAGCAGACGACAAGTATGCTGTTATGTGTGTGCATCACGATTACAAAGTAAAAGAAGAATTTAAAATGGATGGACAAAAACAAACTATCTATCCTAGAAAGAACTGGTCAAGTGTTATGCTGTTCAACTGTGAACATCCTAGTAATAAAGCATTGACACAAGACCTTGTAAACAGTCCTGAAATAAACGGTGCGTACTTGCATCGCTTTAGTTGGCTAAAGGATGAAGAAATTGGAGAACTAGATCATACTTGGAATTATCTAGTAGGAGTATATGACGATATTGAAAAGCCAAAATTAATACATTATACAGAAGGAGGACCGTGGTTCGAAAATTATAGGAACTGCGAATTTCACGAATTATGGAAGAAAGAACTAAAATCAATGATGGAAGTGTAGTCAATCATCTAGCCATTGATCCCCATGACGGTATAGTATTATGCTGGCAACAAGGAACAAAAGCACATTGGTTAGATGGATGGAAACAATTACGTAATTGGCCTATAGATATACCAGTAGCATTTAGAGGTATGACTGGTCGTAAAATTGTAAACGAATGTGCTAAAACAGGGCGTGACTATTTTTATATTGATACTGGCTATTTAGGTAATAGGCAAAAACGTAAAATTTATCACCGTGTGGTATTGAATGGTATGCAACACAGTAATTTTGTTGAAGTACCAGACGATCGTTGGAAAAAATTAGATTACGATAGTCCTACGATAAACCTTAATTTTCCTGGTTGGAAAAAAGACGGCAGTGCAATTTTAGTAGTTACACCAAGTGAGAAACCTTGTAAATTTTATGGTATAACACGTGATGAATGGGTAAGTGAAACACTTACAACATTAAAACAACATACTGACAGACCTATAATTGTAAGAGATAAAGGATTGCGTAGGGAGCGTATAGGCGATGGTAGTTTATATAATCAACTAGATAATGATAATATTTTTGCAGTAGTTACATATAACAGTATTGCGGCAACAGAAGCAGTAGGGTATGGTGTGCCTGCATTTACATCTGCTCCAGGTGCGGCAGATATGCTATGTGAGAAAGACTTTACTAAAATAGAAACACCTCTCTATGAAGACGATGAAAAAGTGCGTAAGTGGCAACACTGGTTAGCATATTGTCAATTTAGAGTAGAAGAAATGTCTAATGGAACTGCACTTGATATTATAGAAAGGTGGGACATAAGATGAGCCAGTTATCAGTAGCCGCATACTTAATGGGTATTCCACCAGGCAACACCAATCCAGAAAAACCTAAGATTATACATAATTTTATTAAAGGCGTAAATGCTTGCGGAGATAAAGGAGCAGTGGTGACAGGCTGGCATGCAATGAATACTGATGTTGGTGTTATTCAAGGATTTGTACACGCTAATAGTAAGAATAGTAGACACTTACGATTACGTAAAAATGTATTTGACAACCAAATTAATAGGGGAAAACGTTGTGTAATTGTAGATGCTAATTTATTTTTAGCATACGATCGAGGTAATACACACGAATATCTAAGATATAGTTATGACGGCATATTTCCTACAACAGGTGAATACTGTTATGATAACCCTGATCCAAGTCGTTGGAAAAAAATGCAACAAAAACTAAACATCAAAGTCAAAGATTGGAATCTTGATAATGGTCCTGCTGTATTAATTTGTTGTCAAAGAGACGGCGGCTGGAGCATGGATAAGCAAGAAGTTGTTCCTTGGTTAGTAAAAACAATCAACGAAATACGTCATCATACAGATAGACAAATTATTATTAGGTTTCATCCAGGTGATAAAAAAGCAAGAGACCATGTTCGCAATCTAGCAAAATATAAAATTGCTAAAATACGTATTAGTTCTAATGAAAATATTATGCAAGATTTTGCACTTGCTAAATGTGTAATAAATTATAATAGTAGTCCTGCTATAGTAAGCACTATAGAAGGTATTCCAACTATACAATTAGACGCAGATAGAAGTCAAGCGGCAGGTGTAGTACATACAAAATTTGAAGCAATTGAAAACCCGGTAATGTTTGATAGAGGTCCTTGGTTAGAAAAATTAGCACAATGTCATTGGACACTAGACGAACTTGCAACAGGAGAAGCCTGGAGACATATGCGTAGATGGGCAGTAAAGGATTAATATGAAAATTACAGCAGTAACTACATTTCATCAAGAAGGAATGTTAACATATGGACAGAGATTAATAGATAGTTGGCAAGAAAAAGTTGATCCAAAAATAAAATTAATTGTGTATGCAGAAGATTGTGATCCGCAAACAAACGGAACAAACGTTGAAGTGCTTGATGCTAAGTTTGTCCTTACAAAACTTAATGCATTTAAAGAACGTTGGAAAGGCGTACCAAAGGCAAATGGAAAATGTCCTTGGCCCGAAAAACGTCCAAGAGATCATCATAAAGAATTCAAATGGGACGCAGTAAGGTTTGCAAATAAAGTTTATGCTGTGTTTGATGCATGTGAAGCAGAAGATAGTGATTGGGTAGTATGGGTAGATGGAGATACGTATGTTCATAGTGAATGGAGTTACGATAACTTTGCTAGATTGCTACCTAACGAAAGTTGGTTAACATATGTAGGAAGAGGACAAGGATCACAAACTTGGCCAGAGTGTGGCTTCTATGGACTAAACATGAACGACAAACAGTGTCGTAAATTCTTAGAAGATTTTGAACAAGCATATGAAGATGCTGATGGTCCTAACGGCATATTCCAGTTAGCAGAGTGGCATGACAGTTATGTGTTTGGTGATATATTAAACAAGCATAGAAATTACAATCCGCGAGTATTAGATTATAGTGCGGCAATATATGTTAAGACTGCAAAGACAGGCGGTGGAGGACATCCATTAATTAATACTGAACTTGGCAGATATATTGATCACATGAAAGGTGCTCGTAAGCACGATGGACATTCACAACGTAAGGATCTAATGGGACATCGTACTGAAGCGTATTGGAATGAAATTTAATTTACATGAAAGATTTGGTGCCCTTAATAGCAAGCCTGTTTTTAACTCCTTTCGTGATGGTGCTTTGGCTCTCGGTCATGATGTTGTGTCTAATAGCGATGATGGCATTGATGTCATTTGGAGTGTTCTATTTCATGGCAGAATGGGCGGAAACAAAGATATATGGGAAAGAAACCAAAGACAAAATAAACCAACTGTAGTATTAGAAGTTGGCGGCATCAAAAGAGGAACAACATGGAAGGTTGGAATAAATGGAATTAATAGAGATGGTAGTTTCGGTCCTGGCAATAATGATAGGTCTAGGGTACAACAACTTGGATTGAACGTAAAACCTTGGCGTAGCGACGGCAAGTATATCCTAATATGCGGACAGCATGATAAAAGTTTACAGTGGCAAAATATGCCGCCTATGAGTAAATGGGTAATGGACACTATAGAAGTTATTCAAGCAAATAGTAATAAACCTATTATATTTAGGCCCCATCCAAGATGCCAACTACCTACAATAGAACGACAGTATAAGAACGTGTATAGACAAGATCCTATACATATTACAGGCTCATACGACGACTTTGATATGAAATTCGATAACATTTTTGCAACTGTTAGTTGGTCAAGTAACCCTGCAATACATAGTATAATAGAAGGTGTGCCTGCATTTACCGGACCTAGTAGCCTTGCTTATGACGTTTCTTTGCAAGATTTTTCTAAAATAGAAGATCCTTTGTACGGAGATAGGACACAATGGCTAAATGATTATGCCTGGACTGAATTCACCTTGGAAGAAATATCTTTAGGTTTGCCCATTAAACGCTTGACATCATTACTATAAGATAGTATAATGTAAGCATGAAGTTAGAAACAGTAGAAGATTATCTTGAAGTCCTTGCTGGACTACAAGGTAATGATAAAATTAAAATTGTCCAAGAAGACTGCACTATTTTGTATAGTATTGCACGCCAAGTTTTTAGAGGAAAAGCATTTACTGATAGACAATTAGATGTGGTATGTTTGAAATTGAACTATTACGGTAAACAATTTGCAGATATAGGTTACACTAATTTACAGGAAGTTCTTGCTATGCGAACTACTCGTACTCCATTGAGGACTGTAGATAGATCGCAATGGATAAAAATTGTTGACGAGCCAAAACGTAAAACACCACAGTTTGCTGTTTCAAGAATGGGCAAAAAGGCCAAAGATAAAGAACTTGCAAAAGATTCACATATTGCGATTAGATTTCCTTTTAGCAAAAAAATTATAATGTTAATAGAAAAATTAGCACATGGATATAGACAAGGTTACTATCATGAAAAAGGATCTCATATTCATTACTTTAAAATTTCAGAAAATAGTGTTTATGATGTTATAGAAACTTTTAAAAATAAAAATTATGATATTGATAAACGTCTTTTAGAATATGCTGAACAAGTAAAAACAATAAAAAATAAACCTGAAAAATACGTTCCTGGAGTATACAATTTTAACTTAGTAAATACACCAAAGACTTTGAATGAAAAAATTGAACTACATTTAGGAAAACTTTCACAAAATAATATTCATTTATATAAAGATAGAAGTTTGTTATATGGACTAGAATATTTTGACGATATACATACGTATGTAAATCAAACGTCAGTCCTTACACAAAGAATCATTAACAGAACAGAACCATCAATATTCATATCAAAAAATGAATGGTCTATTGATGCTGTTATATCGTCCTTAACTGAATTGAAAAGGTTTCCGTTATTAATCGTAATCCCAGAAAAGAATCCTTTAGATTATATTTCCTATACATATCAAAGTCTTAAAGGATTTGTTGATAAAACAAAAATTTCTACAATGTTTAGGTTAGATAACAAAACAGATAAAGAATTTAACGAATATTTAAAAGATAATAAACTTAACAATCCTCTTGCAAAAGATTCAAAAGTAGTGTATATTAGTAGTAGTAAAAAGTTTCCTAAACCACTTTTTGATTCAGGCTGGGAAGCAGAATCTGTTTTACTGTTAGAAAGTATAAGAAATCCAAGACTAGATCCTTTCTTTCATAAAGATTTGGTTATCCATTTTGATGAAGTAGAATCACAAATGGGTTCCTATAGGAATATGCATATAGCAGGACAAATACAAAAAATATGAAAACATGTAAATTAGTAATTGAAGATGAAGTAAACATCAAAATCGAAGGACTCGATGTAGACGTAAGACGTAAGTTATCTAACGCTCTTAAGTTTGAAGTGCCTTATGCACGTTACATGCCACAGTATAAACTAGGACGCTGGGATGGTAAGGTTGCTTTCTTTGGTCTTGGTGGCACAGGATATGTAAATCATCTTGCAACTATTAGTGATGTATTACATAAGCAAGGAGTAGAAATAGTTGACATACAAGATAATAGACATCCTGTACAATTAGATTTTACTCCTATTACAGAACGTTATTGGGCTGACCAAGATGTACGTTGGCCTAAAGGACATCCAGCAGAAGGTGAAGAAATTATTCTGCGAGACTATCAAGTTGAAGCAATCAACAACTTTATTTCTAATCCACAGAGTCTACAACAAATTGCTACAGGCGCAGGTAAAACAATTACAACTGCTACGTTATCACATCTAAGTGAACCGTATGGGCGTAGTATTGTTATTGTTCCTAATAAGTCCTTAGTAGAGCAAACAGAAGAAGACTATATTAACTGTGGATTGGACGTAGGGGTATACTTCGGCGACAGAAAGCAATTAGGTAAGACTCACACTATTTGCACTTGGCAAAGTTTGAATATACTTGACAAGAAGCACAAGGACGGAGCGGCTGTATTAAGCCTTGCAGAGTTCTTAGAAGGTGTAAGCACTATCATTGTCGACGAAGTACACCAAGCGAAAGCAGAAGTTCTTAAGAACTTGCTTACTCGCAACCTACGTAACGCACCTATTAGATGGGGACTTACAGGTACAGTTCCAAAAGAAAAGTTCGAATTTGAAGCCATACACGCGGCGCTAGGACCCGTTATAGGACAAATAAGTGCAAAAGAATTACAAGACAAAGGTGTACTATCACAATGTCACGTCAACATTGTACAGTTGATTGATACACAAGTACACAATGGTTATCAAGAAGAATTAAAATATCTAGTTACAAATAAAGAAAGAATTGAATACTTAGGCAAACTATTAAACACAGTAAAACAATCAGGCAATACTTTAATACTTGTAGATCGTATTAGTGCAGGTGAAATGTTAGCAGAACTAATACCAGGATCATCATTTGTTAAAGGAGATGTAAAATTAAAAGATAGAAAGGAAGCATACGATGAAATTAACGAAGGAACAAATCACGTGGTCATTGCTACGTATGGTGTCGCCGCTGTTGGTATTAATATCCCTCGTATATTTAATCTTGTACTCATTGAACCAGGCAAATCTTTTGTAAGAGTTATACAATCAATCGGTAGAGGCGTTAGAAAGGCAAAGGACAAAGACTTCGTACAAATATGGGATCTTACATCAACATGTAAGTATGCGAAGCGGCACCTTACCCAACGTAAAAAGTTTTATAAGGAAGCACAATACCCATTCACAATAGAAAAGGTGGATTGGAATTAATATATGAGGATATTAACATTAGATAATCAGACTTATCATTTGGATAAAGTACCTGATGAAATAGAGGAAGATATAAGGTTTAGTGTTTTGGATAATAGTGATCCAAAAAATCCAGACTTTTATTTTGTTCCTTTAATTTTTTTAGAATCATTTAGTGCGCCTGCTATGGTGCTTGATATAGATGGCAACGAAATAACAATGCCACTAGACTGGTGTATAGCAGTAGGCGACAGTGAATCTGGAAACGATTTGGAAGTACTACCTTTAACTAGTTTGAACGATAGAGGATTTGAAGCATTTCTTTTTAATCCTTTAACAAGTTATACAACTATGTTTAAAGAAGTAAAAATTGTAAATTTTTATAATGATGTAAAATGGTATTTTCCAAAAATGAAAAATGGACAACTATTGAGTGTACCAATAAAAGATGGTACTGATTCTAAGTGTGCATTTTTTGTAAAAGACATAAGTCGACAAAGTGAACTGATCGACTATGCGGCTTTGCTTTAAGGAGGTATAGATGAAAGCAGGTAAGATATGGGGTCAGACCGAACTGATCCATGCAAACGGTGTGTTAGAATTTCACCGCATTGAATTTAAGGCAGGATTCAAATGTAGTGAACATGAGCACCAATTTAAATGGAATGGCTTTTATGTAGAGTCAGGAAAAATGCTTGTCCGTGTTTGGCAAGATGATCAAGGACTTGTTGATGAAACAATTCTTAATGCAGGTGACTTTACACAGGTTAAACCTGGTAAGATTCATCAGTTTGAAGGACTTGAGGATGGTGTAGCATTTGAACTTTATTGGGCTGAATTTAACCATAACGATATTGTAAGACGTACAAGTGGAACCGCAGTCAAGTAAGTTAAACAAATGGATTTCTGATTGGGTCAAGCAACTAGACAAAAATAAAAAATGTCCTTTTGCAAAACCTACGTTTGACAAAAATAAAATGAAAGCAATAATGTTAAATAGCATTGATGCTTACCATTTCTGGCACAACGTTTCCCAAGAGGCAGAAAAATTTGATGATACTTATGATGTGGTTATTGTAGCAATGGACACAGATGAAACTATAATTACTCCCCAGCAAATGCAAGGAGGAGTTGATTGTGCAAATGCAGATTACAATAATAGAAACATTGACTTATGGTGCCTAAATCTGTATAATGAAATATACACAATGGTGCTACTACAACGATTATCTAAACTAGATGACGCCAGTTTACAATTCGAAAAAAAAGACTACTACAAAAATCAACACCCTTATATGTACAATAAGCATATAAAAACAAGAAGAAACATGAGAAACAGGTTGACAAAAACCTAAATAACTTGTATAATATTATTAATATAGACATCCACGTCTAAAACTCGGAGAGAATATAATGGAACTAAAATACGAAGATGCTAATATAACAGATCTAATTAAAGAGAGATTAGAAGACGCCGGCATAAGATATTGGGCTAATGACAACATTAGTTCAGTGCTTGAAGAGGGCGATAAAGAAAAGTTAATTGAAGAAGCGATTCCCGCTTTTGAAAATGTATTACAAAAATTGTTAATTGATACAAAAACAGATCCTAATAGTCAGGATACTGCTAGACGAATGGCTAAGATGTATATCAATGAGATTATGTCTGGTCGTTACGACCCTATGCCCAACCCAAGTGCATTTCCTAACTACATTGAAAATGGTTATGAAGGCATGTTAGTTGTGCGTAGTGAACTTACAAGTTTATGTTCACACCATCATCAAACTGTAAAAGGTGTGGCGTATATTGGTATCATCGCTGGCCCTAAATTATTAGGACTAAGCAAGTATACCAGAATTGCACAGTGGTGTGCAATGAGAGGTACCTTACAAGAAGAATTAAATGTTATGATTGCTAATGAGATTCAAAAGCAAACTGGCAGTGAACATGTAGGGGTATACGTTCAAGCAACACATGGCTGTTGTGAGAACAGAGGCATTAGAGCAAAAAGTAGTTTAACACAAACAACTGTATTGCGTGGTGCTTTCAAAGAAGATCCAGCAACAAAGAAAGAGTTTATCGATAACGTTAAACTACAACAAGAATTTGCTTGCGGAAACTAAAACTATCAACAGGAGGAAAATATGTTAGATAAACTATTCGGTTTAACAAAGGCCGGAACGACTGTAAGAACAGAAGTGATGGCAGGTATTGCTACATTTCTTACAATGGCTTACATCACTGTAGTTA